GACGGGTTAGGAGTTGCTCTGTTAACCGCGGTAAAATCTGCGATAACGGGCACGTCTCCGATATCTGTCTCATCCTCTTCAGCTTCCCCAATAAAGGGTCCTGCCTGAGCAATGAAAGCAATACGATCACTAGAGCTAGACATGTTAAATGTCATGTTGTTGTAACCCGTGGGCACAGCAACACGCACATTCTCGTAACGAACCAATATGATTAAATCAACAGCATTCGAAACGACCTCAGAAGATACTCGCAATTCATTCAACACAGAAACGAACAAAGTACCAAAGCGTGTCGACTCGTTTTGGACTAGTTCGTTTGAGGAGGAGCGAATATACTCCTGGGTATTGTTATAAGGAACTCTGACTTCTTGGACACAATTGTCTCCACTGAAATCTAAAACATTGTTATAGAGAGCTTCCTTCTGGGAAGGAACATCATCCATTGTTCCAAAGTTTCCGGTCGCCATAAGACGACCTGAGTGAAACTTAGTCTTGGCCACCATGAATGTAAAAACGACGTCAAACCTCATGAACCTGAACTCATTAAGCAGAGCTGTCGTCACAGGTACTTGAGTGTTAGTTGTCCAATTGGCTTGTTCATCATCATGCAGCATGGAACCAATAGGTAGTTGCAATAGATCTGTTCCATCAGCTTGAGTAGTACTCCAGCTTAGACTCCATAAACGACAAGGCCGCGCACAAAGACCACTAATAGTAGTCTCTTCGTTGTCTCTAAACATCAACGGCTGTCGGGACATTTCCTTCGGATGCAAGCTCATACCAGTAGTAGGCTCAGGACCATTTGTCTTGCTCATCGATGAAAACTGGTTCATAACAGGAATACCTCCCCCAACAAGAGGAGGATTATCCATAGGAATCCCAGCAGTCATGTCAGCCTTAGCATCCTGGTTCGTGCCGCCAATATTAGCCTCAATGGGAATGCTCCCAGCAACATCGCCGATGGAATAAGAGTTACTTACATTGGTAGTTGAAAGGTTGGCACCCTGGGCCACAAAAGAAGAGTCAGAAGAGTAGATAAAACCCAACTTCGCTCCCTGACCTCTGGTGAAGCCATAATAAGGCCTAGTGTTGTTGGCACTATTCGGCATGGTCCTCGGAATACGAACTTCAGTGTGGAATCGACTGTAGACAGTAACTCCACAATCAGTGGGGGCAGCCTTCGAAACTAGGGTAGAATAAACTCCCAAATTAAAGGTTCCAACCACAGTTCGATTATCATGCGCTTGCTGGTTGTTCAGCAATGATCTCCAATATCTAAAGGGCAAACGCAGAGTCGCTGTAGGGTTCATATTTGGGCTTAGAAACGCGTGCGGCATCATAGTCCAATTCACCGCTCCCAACGCTAATTGGGTCAGTGGTAGGAAATACGCACACAAAATTCCAGCTTGAGTGGGAGAACCATTCAACTGAACTGTCACTTCAATATCAGGCTTTGAGTACAGAAAATTCTGAAATACCATGTTCTGAAGGTTGCTCTGGTCACCATAACCAAGCAAACCAAATGGCACATCAACATTCCAGATATTAATCCCATAGCCAGACGTCGAAGACCAGTTTAACTGATAACGTCTGACTTGAGAATCAGTACCCATACCTAACGTTGCTGGAGATTCACTCACAGCTTTGCCCTCAATGTGCATACCAGCCAGAACTGGAGTCACAGGGGCGACTTCATTTCCACTACCAAGAGACGTGAGTCCCTTAACATGGGTGGAAGGCGCTCCGCGAGAAATCTTTTCCACTGAACTATCAGCTTCTGCTACAAAGCGATAACTCTCACCTGACGAGACTGTCCGATTCGCTACTATACTTCTCAACGAGAGGTAGGGAGCAACGTCCAAACGAGCCTGTCCAATAGCCGCTAGGGCACGATTAATACACAGCAAATAACGATCAAAATAAATCTGATCCCACTGTGATGCGTACTCAACCATCTGCTTGCAC